CAAGTCTAGGGTCCGTAGATATAGAGATTATTTCAGTTATTGAACCAACCGCTGTTACATTAACTACTACTTTAGATAATGTCACTGTTATTGAAGGAACAGGAATTGTTGTCTCTGCAACAGGAATAGGAATGACCTTTAGTGAGGCTTCTATATCTCCTACAGGTGATGCTTTAGTTTTCCCAACTTCATTGACTATGACCTTATCCTTAGCTAATATATATTCAACTCCATGGGCGAATGTAAATACCAATGCAAACAATACTTGGACAGGGGTAGATACTGCTACGATAGCGGCTTGACAATGGTAAAACTTGAAATAAATAGATTGTAAAGCATTGGAAAGTTTAGTAGATTTTAGAGAGGTTTAAAAAATGGCATCAACATATTCAGATAGTTTAAAACTAGAGCTCATGGAAACAGGCGCTAATGCGTCAACCTGGGGAACAAATACAAATACAAATTTAGAAGTCCTTGACGCTTTTGCTCAAGGTTACGTATCAAAATCAGTAGCGGGTTCTGCTGATGTTACATTAACTACAGGTAATGCAGATCCTGACGCTGAATCAGCTAATAAAGTTATTGAACTTACAGGCGCTTTAACAGGTGCTATTTCCGTTTTAATTCCAGCTGTTACAGGTGGAAGTGAATATCTTATTTATAACAATACATCAGGAGCTTATGCTCTTACGATCGCAGCAACAGGGCACGTAGCTAATGGTGTTGTAGTTACTCAAGGAGCTTACTCAAGAGTTTATTGTGATGGCACTGCTAATTTTAATGTAGCAGTTTCTACTTCTGTTCTAGGTGCTGTTACTACTAAAGGTGCAGCTGTCTTTGATGCTGGAGCAACAGTTACCGCTGGTCAAGCTTTAGTCGCTGGTTCAGGAAATATTAATATTAGAAGTAACGGTGAAGTTTCTGCTACTTTATTTACAGGTTCAGGCGCTGGTTTAACAGGCGTTGATCCTTTTCCTTCAGGAACAAAAATGGTTTTTTATCAAGCGTCTGCTCCGACTGGTTGGACGCAAGACACAACAGCTGCTTTAGCTAATACAGCTATGTCTATTGTCACCGGTTCAGGTGGAGGCACAGGCGGTGCAACAAGTTTTTATGATGTTTTTAATGCGTCAACTCAACCTGTAGATTTAGGTTCTGTGACCGTTTCTGTTACAGGTGCAGTAGGGGCACATACTTTAACTACTCCTGAAATTCCTGCCCACTCCCACTCCTTCAGTACCGCGTTTGGTATTGATCAAACTCAAAGTAATCCTACACAATGGAAAGTGAATTATGCCGCTCAAAGACTCCCTATAACAATTAGTAATACAGGTGGTGGTGGAAGTCATACTCATCCTTTTAGTGTTAGTAGTTCTTCTGCTGGTGGCACTGCAAGCACTCCAGCCTTAAATGTAAAATATGCAAATGTTATTATTGCAGCGAAAGACGCTTAAAAGTTTAAATGCCTATATTTGACCCTGACGGCAAATGCCCGTTACTCAATAAAAAATGTATTAAACACCAATGTGTTTGGTATAATATGCTTCAAGGTAATCATCCTCAAACAGGTCAAAATATTCAAGAATGGGGTTGTTCTATTGCTTGGATTCCTTTACTTTTAGTAGAAAATTCTAAACATTCCATGGCTACTACAGCAGCCACTGAATCTTTTAGAAATGAAATGGTCAAAGGAAATGACGCCTTAATGGAATTAAGTAAAGAAGCTATAAAACAAAAAACACCAATGAATGGTATATCTACTTTAATGGGAATGATTGGAAATCATCAAAGAGCTTTAGCTGATAAAAACCCTAATATGGAAGATAAAACTGTTAGACAACTAAGCAATAATAAGATAAAAGTGAAGAAGACAAAAAAGGTTAAAAAAAATGACATTAATAAATAATACTACTGTTAATACTAGACTTAGTATACTTTTCGATTCCGATGTTGATTCTATTAACGAAAATAATGGTCCTAGATCAAGTTCAGGAAACACTGAGTCTGATGTTTACGTTGATGAAAATGAAAATCAAAAAGAATGGTTAAATGTAAGATCACATACAGAAGTTCCAGAGAACATTCATGCTTTTAATTGGAATGTTCTAACTAATACAGGAACAATTGAATACGTAACAACTCAAGAAAATGAAGTTGTTAATATTATACCTCAGTGGGCAACTAATGTTGTTATTAGAGTGGAAGCTAGTGATATATGGAATGAGGCTTATGCTGAGGATTCCACGGCACAACTCACTGCTTGGACTGACTTAGGTAACTCAGAAGATACTATAGTCTATGATAACGCACAATCCACTGCATATGCAGATTTAACTCGAAATACTTATCTTTCCAATCATGGAATAACTTACTAATCTCTTGAATAATATTTTAGAAATTAGAAAATTTATACCTTCTACAATTTGTGAAAAAATTATTTTATATTTTGACAATTCAAACGACCTATTTGATGCGCAAATAACTGATCCTAATAATCCTGTTGATAAAGATATAAGAAATTGTAAAACTAGAGTAATTAGTCAAGATGTTAACTCTTTTGGTGAGAGATTAGTTTTAAATTATATTAAGTCCAAAGTAAAAGAATCTGTTAAAGTTTATCAAAAAAAATATCCTCATGCTAGCATGAGCGAAATTCAAGAAGTTAGTTTTTTAAAATACGAAAAAAATAATCACAAGAGTGGTTATGTATATCACGTAGATCAAGGAGTATCCGTACCAAAAAGAGCTTTATCTGTTTCAATTTGCTTAAACAATGAGTTTCAAGGAGGAGAATTTATGTTTGATATTAATGGAGAAAAATTAAACTACCCACAAAATGTTGGTGATTTAATTATTTTTCCTTCTAATTTTATGTTTCCCCATCAGGTAAATAAAATTAAAAGTGGAACACGTTTTGCTTTAGTTACGTGGGTATGTTAATGGAACCAATATTTATTAAAAATTTCTTACCTCAGCCGGTTTTATCTTTAGTAGAAAATTATTGTTTACTTAAATACTCTAACCGATATAGTTTTGAAGATATAGATTCTCAAACTAATTCTTTAGTCGGGGAATATAGTGATGTTCTTATGGAATCTATTTTGGATATTAGTACCTCAGTTATTGAAAAAAATGTAAATAAAAGTTTATTTCCAACTTATTCTTACTTCAGGATATATGATTTAGGATCAGATCTTAAATTTCATACAGACAGAGAAGCTTGTGAATACACAGTTGCTTTATGTATTAGTGCCAATCCCTTAGATAAACCTTATAATATTTATATAGGAGAAAAGGATAAAACATCTAATTATAAATATCTTAATGGAAAAACTAATTCCTATGAAACTTTAAAAATAAATCATACTTTTCCTATGCTTCCTAATGATGCTCTTATATTTAAAGGAACAGAGGCCCTTCATTGGAGAGAACAATGTGAAAATGATTATTATATGACTGTTTTTTTACATTATGTAGATGCAAAAGGTGACTTTAAAGATAGTAAATTTGATAAAAGAACGTCTTTGGGAGTAATGAAAAAAGATACAAAACTTTTTTAAAAAGAATAATGAACTTAGAAATAAATAAATCTAATTGGTTCTCAACAAAGGTTTTTTCTACTGTGTTGGACAAAGCATATTGTGATGAAATAAACTCGATTGTAGAGAAAGAACAAGATCAATGGAAAAAAAATCTTCAAAATATAAAAGCTAAAACCTCAGGATGGTACGGATTACGTTATCCTATTGTGCAAGAAATTTCTAACTTTGCTTGCGATAAATTATTACCAACTATAGGAGAAACAGAAAAATGGAAATATAATACTTGGAAAACAGAAAGCGCTTGGATTAACTTTTATCAAAAAGGGGATGCAGCAGATTTACATAATCATTTTTTTTCAGATTATTGCGGAGTATTTATAACTAAGACAAGTGCCTCTAATTTGAAATTTGTTACTCCTTTATCTATGCACGGGTATTATAAAAAATTTGAAAGCACAAACTATGCAGAGTTGATAACAGAAAGAAAAGGTCTTTTTATTCTTTTTCCTAGCTATCTTTTTCACGAAGTATCTGACTGTCAATCAGATAGAATAAGTGTTGCATTTAATTTTATGAATAAAGATGATTAAAATTATTGACAATTTAAATGAACTTAGAAATAAATAAATCTAATTGAATCAACAAAAATAAAGAGTATATTGGCAGAATGCCATTAGTCAATTTTACAATAAAACCAGGCGTAAATAAGGAAGTTACAGACTACACGGGCCAAGGTCAGTGGGTCGATTCTGATAACGTACGTTTTTTTAAAGGTCTTCCTCAAAAAATAGGAGGATGGACTAAGTTTGTGGCTACTTATCTAGTTGGAATAGCTAGAGCAATTCATGGCTGGGTTTCTTTAAATGGAACAAGATATTTAGCTTTCGGCACTGATAGAAAATTATATGTTTATACAGAGGGTGTCACTTATGATATTACTCCCATTAGAGAGACAGAAGTCTTAACCAATCCTTTTACAACAGCTTCAGGCAATGCGACAGTGACAGTAGCTGATACATCGCACGGAGCTCTTCTAGGAGATTTTGTTACTTATACAGGAGCATCGCCTGTTGATAGCTTAGATTTTAATCAAGAATTTGAAATACAAAGTATTGTTAACACTGCAGCTTATACTATTGCTTTTACAGATGGTTCTACAGCTTCCGGAACAACTGCTGGCGGTGGAGGAACAGTCACAGCTAATTATCAAATTAATACTGGTCCTGAATTATCTGAATTTGGTTACGGTTGGGGAACAGCAACTTGGGGGGGAAGTACTTGGGGAAGTCCTCGTACAACTTCAAATGCAACAATCGAAGCTAGACAATGGTCCCTTGATAATTTTGGAGAAGATTTAATTG